GCTAAATAGATTGGTCCTTGATATTGTTGCCCACTCTGGGTCAAATCTATGAGGTGTAAGCAATATACCAGTAGTATCGTCAATAGTAAGACCTGTTGATTTTAGATAGTTAGCACCTAATACACATTTTGTAGAAAAGGTGGTAAGGTTCTTTTGGAACCTTGGGTCCCCTCCACCTGCTGTTGTAGAATAAACGGCAAATCCATTCTCACAACCTTTTCGTTGTCCAAGACAAAGGAAGGTAGGTGCTGTCCCCAAACTCTCACTAAATGGCAACTCAAACATCTTTTGATAAGATAATGACCTTGGAAGATTATCAGGTGGAACCCATAGTGTGCCACCACCGAGGGCATAGGTATCGTCAAATAGTGGTTTTTCAGTAAGTGTCATTTTTACATAGTTGGCATCGTCGGTTTCTTCTAATGAAACTAAACGAAACTCTTGTGCCACTATACCATAATCAGTATTGTTTATTTCTAACACATCTCCAATGTGCCTTGTAATAAATCTATAAGGCACCGATGTCTGAATGTCAGCATTAGGGTAAGAAAGACCCTTCATTATTTCAGCAAGTCGTTTAGATGCTGTATCTACCTGATTGAAAGCAGAAAGGTCTATTGATTTGTCAATCCTGTGCCCTATTAGATTGATTGAGGCAATGTTGTCAATGGTGATATTTCTTTGACTATAATCTTGGTCCTCGTCAGTATATGTTGCCCTAAAATCATTAGTGGTATCGTCCCAGGTCTTACGATTAAACTTAAAGTCTTTTACATCTTCTGTGTTTATGGTATCAACAGAAGCATCAGCATCTGTAAATGGTGTTAGTATCCATTTACCAGTATCGTCCTGATATAGACCAAAATCTACATAGGTTTGTAGTTCAGCAATCATTTCGTCTGCCCACTTCTGGGATTGTAATACTATATTGAGACCATAATCCTTATTATACCAATAGTTTGCCGCTGCTTGGAAAGAAACAAGGTCAATATCGGTTGCTACTACATCACAATAGGTTAGAATGTCATAGACAATGGCAGCAGGATTGATACCAGTGGTCATATTGGCATAGGTTAATGGGCAAGGTGAGGTATTTTTTAATACGAAAGCAAGATTAGGAACGAAACTGGCATTTACACCTAAATCAAATCTATCAAGGAAGATGTGTGCCATTCCTGGCATCTTATTAGCAAGGACACCAGGTTCAGTAGGGAAGTAAGCGGTATTACCAGGATTAAGGTAATATGTCCCTAACCCAGCAACGCCTATTTCTTTATCACTGGAATAGACATTTAGTATAGATAATCCTCCGTGAGGAGACCAACAAAGACCCTGCCAGATATCCATATAGTATTGATATCCAGTAATAGGTGCCCCACCTCCCATACCTTTTCCACCTACATCTTCACTCTGTTCTACTGATACCAGGTTGCCATACCATACTATATTACCTGTAATCTTTTTAGTGCCCCATAATAGAGGTATTGCCTCACCCTCATTACACTGGGTAATCTGGAAATCACCTAACCCCAATGGTTTCATTTCATTAGGATTTGGCATCTTTTTCATACCATACCAAACGGCAGCACCGACTGCCGCAATGATTGCCCCCGCTACGAGGAAGGGTAATACAACTACCATTATATATTCTCCAATCTAAATATATTTTCAAGTCTTTTCTGGAACCAGCATTGTTCAAAAGGCTGAACCTCTACACCTTTACCTGGACGACAATGTATTATTTGATTATCACCTAAATAAATAGCAGCGTGATTGGGCACTCCTGCCTTCCAAGTTGCCAGCACAATCAGGTCCCCCCTAAACAATGTTTCCTCTGTGAAGATTTCCACTACTTTTACACCAGATTTCAGGTAGTTTTCAAAGTGGTATCTTATATTGTCCAATAAGTAAGAAGGATTATCTTGGAACCATTTTGTGGGATAAAAGCCATATTTTACCTGTGTAAGTAATCCACTCTTCAAATAGCACCATCCAACAAATGTGCTACAATCAAAAGACCTACCCTCTACCATACTCATATGTAGAAAGGAACACCCAATCTGGGACCTTGCTACCCGATGGAAGTTGTCCCAATGTTCATTATTGTCAAAGTATCTCATTATTTAAATCCCACGAGAACTGGATTGATTGTTGGGATTGAAGGGCACCCCAAAAATCCGTCAGTAAAACGATTGAACTTTGATTTACAAGTGTCTGGGTCCTTATCACAACCTGGATAAGCATCTACTACTACACTTGCTACTGCCCTACTATCAAATGGGGCGTGAATAATCAAGGTATCAGTGGTGTGCTTTATGATAAGTCTCATATCGTCCCCTATTTGGACATACCCTTGGTCAAAGTATCCATCAGGGTAAGACGCAAACTCTGGTGCTTTTAGGGTAGTATTTAGCACATATGATAATGTGCCCTCTACCTTATAGGAAAGTCTATTGGCACCACATCTTGTATCAAATAGTGTATGATTACAAAATGCTTGATAAAGAAATCGTGGTATCTTCTTTTTTAGATAAAGTGTATTAGCAATACAGGCTGCTTGGACCTGCCCATTAGCAAACTGGACACCCTTTATTACTCCACGAAATAGAGTTGTATAACTTGTAAGGTCAGTAGTAATAGACCTATAAATAACTACCTCAACTGGTTCTACTGGTTGAAGTGCTATATACTTTCTCAATGTATCAGTAGGAATAGTAGTAATGGTTGTTTCAAGTGCCCGAAAGTCATTGTCTCTGGAAAAACTGGTTCTCTTTATGGGGACTGCCAGATACTCGTGAAACAGGAAGGTGATGTTGGTTGAATAGTCTGTATAATACTCACTGACGCCACCTATTGTTATTTTGAATAACTGGGGCATTGAAACCATCTGTGTTTCTTGGATGTTAGTAGCGTAGGTCATTTTATACCTCTAAAACATATTCGTAAAGCAACTCAACTACACGAGTTGTAATCTCACTTATGGTTTGGATATGTGTTTTCAGTGAGAAACTATCCACATCAAATCGGCACAATAACAATCTACCTATTGTATTCTTGTCTGCTACATTGACTGCCCTATCTAATCCAGGTGTAAATGATAGTTCCAATCTGTTGTTTGGAACACTTTCTACTACACTTGTAATCTTTCTGGTAATCACATCACCATTGCCCATTTGTATATATATTCGTTCATATCCCTGATAAATCCAATCAAACTCTTGCCTTTCTACATAAAGTTTGAGTGCCCCAATACCAGCATTGTTCTTCAAGGTAAAGAAAGTATAAGGATGCTTGAACCAAAATCTATTACACCTACCTGCTGCTGTATTCATAAAGGTAAGGAAATAGTTCTTTCTTACCCTATTATAAAGAAGGTAGTTAGCATTACAAGAGAAAACGGGCACACTACCTAATGACTGAATACTATCGGCTGTTCCAGCAAAGGCAATCAGCCTACGAAGGGGTATCAGGTTATATTTAGGGTTTGACACCCAGTTTGGGTCAAGAGTAAATAAAGATGCTGTGCCGAGATTTTGTAGGTCATTTGCCATTAGATATTTACCTTCCGTTCTTTATACTCAATATCTACTCTACTCATTTCGGTTGTTTCGGGGCTGATATTAGCACTTTGTATAGTGCCAAAGAAGATTGGGAATATGGTTGTATCATTGACATTGTAAGTTTCCACAATATCTGCTGTTGTTGTAATACTATTTGCTGTATAACTATCAACCTCGTGTATCTCTACCTGATTAGTAGAGGGTTCATAAATCCCTATATATTGACATAGATTTATAAAGTTCCACATATCACTGGTGCTATTGGAGATTATAATAGATTTACCACCAGTAGTAATAGTAGTAGGTATCATTGCCTCGTCAATAATAGGGACAGCAAATAACTTGTCGTGCCCATATTGTATTCTATTTAGCAACTGCTGCCCATAGGTGGATTGGACTAAATACTCACCCTTCAAAGTTCGGTTGGGTATGTCTCTTACACTTCTTCTTTGTTCTTTTAGTCTTTCACTTTGGAAGATTGAAGTCTCAAAGTCATAGGTTATTTCTGGTTCAGTTGCCCAGTTGAGTAGTTTAGCCAGTGCCATAACACGAAGACCACGAATAGGTATTTCGTATATTACACCACCTATTGTTAGATAGTATGTTGTCTGTTGGATAGAGGGACCCGTCTTGTAGATGGTAATAACTACCTGACCCTCTGCTGTTGGTTGTAGATTATAAGGAAGTGTAGGAGTAGTGATTGCTGTTCCATCAGGTGTTAGTGAAGAAACAGCAGAAAACACCTTGTTTTCTCTTTGGAATGCGTTCCATAACGCTATTGTATATGTATCCGTTGCTGTGATTAGTTTAGCGTTGATTTCGTTAGGAATGATCCATATTCTTTCAAACATAAAGTCTTCGGGTCTGGCACCCATAATACCATACATTCTTGGTCCTAATGCTGGTGGAATGTATCCATCCTTTTCACCACATTCAAGAGGTGTGTCGGTATTATAAACCCCTTCTTTGAATGTAAGGTCCCGAAAGGTCCTATTGTAGGTGTGTGTCAAAGCACCAGGTGTGTCTGCCTGATATAAACTATTGAGTAAAAGTCCGTATTTTGTTGTCATATATTACATTTCATTAATATTGAGATTTTCTGAAGTGTCAAACTCTTTCAAAAACACCTATATCCTCTAATGAGGGAAATGTGATAACATTGACCGAGTGTAAAAGGGTATGATAGTGGTTCAGTGGCGTGTGTGGAACACACACATTAGAACACCCACTATTAGATAATGCTAATGAAGAATATAAGAAAGAAGGATAGAGTTGATAAGAAGGATTACTCTTTTTATAAGAAAAGTTCTTCATTTTTTTTTATGCCACTCTAAAAGCCAGTCCATAGGTATAACTTCCCAGTATAGTTGGGAAAACACGGAAGGTCTCACCACCAACATCAATCTCCTCACCTATTGCTAATCCAC